GCCGAACGGCTCGAACCATCCTAAAAACCTCGAGATTCGTAAGAGGCCTTCCTTTGGCACGGGATCCTTTCGCTTGGCGAAGTGACGGGAATGCCGGAAGTTCTCCCAGGTAGCCGGCGGACTTCGCCCAGGACAACGCGGCTTTGATCGTTCGCAAATTGGTCGCAATCGTCGCTTCTGACCGGCCGGCATGCCGAAGTCTGGAGACGAAAGCCGACAGGACCGTGCTCGAGATGTCGCCGATCGTTTCCGGATCCATCTCGGTTTTCAGGACATTCAGAGCTGACATCGACCGTTTTCCGCTGTTCTCACTCAGCGACTCGAGATGATCGTCATTATAGATCAGCATGAAATCAGCCAATGACACGGATCCTCGCCCGTTTGGGATCCGCGAATTCAACTCCTTCTCGAGAGTTTCAGCCGCCTTGTGGGCATCGCGAACGCCTTTGCAGCCGCTGGAAACCGTCTTTCTCTTTCCGGTGCCGGGGTCGATCCAGCGGAGCATCCAGTGCTCGCGCCCGTAATCGACGAGCGATACGGAGATCTTCGAGGGTTTCACGCTTGCGGCTCGTTTGGTTTCGGTTTTTTCTTGGTGCTTTGACCCTTGCGGGTAGTCTTCTCAGCCCTCTTTTTGTCTATCTCTACGCGACTTTTGTGGCCAAGTCTTTTGGCTGTAATTTGGTTGTCCAATTCACCTGTTGCTTCTTCCGCAAACTTAGTTATCGCACCGAGATATGTCGTGTGCGATTGAGTCCACGGCATGAATGCTTTTTGCATCTTGTTTTCAACCATTGTCGTCATGATGGCAGCGATTTTCTCTTGCGCCTTCCGCAATTGGCTGGCGACGTGTTCAAGCTGCTCGATCGTCGTTTCATTCCATGTTTTTGCCATGAACTCCTCCCGTGGGGAAAAAAAATCTGAAAATATTTTTGGCGACGTAACTCTAGCAATGTCGCAAGCTTATGAAAGACAGCAGTATTATTGCTGACACAAATCTTACCGCAGCAACCGTAATGCTGCTTGCAGCAGAAAAAACGGTCGATAAAATACCGCCGCAACGCACAACGACACACGTCACACAGACAACGAGATACGACAAATGATCGCAAAAACGCCCGGCCAAAAGAAAACCGCAAAGGCCACCGCAACCCGTAAGAAACTCGGAAACCATCGAGTGCACGCAGCAGTCGGCGAGATCGACGCGACGAAGGTCTACACGATCAAGCAATTCGCCGACGCACTTGGCGTGACAATCAATGCAGTCGTGGAGATGCGACGAAATGGCCTGCGAGCCAGAGGGTTTCGCCCTACGGTCATCGACGGGGCGGAATATCAGCGATACGTGAATGAGCTTCCCGTTGCGGAGATCAAAAAGCGATCCGTCAACACAGCTGAAACATCCGTGCCATCAACCTGATGCGCGAGCGGCGTTCATTATTCTCGACCGCCGACCGAATGCAAATGAATTTTGTGCGAAGTTTAGTTCGTAATTCGAAAGAAGGGAATTCGGATCATGATCGAATCACTATGGACGGTGGCTTATTGCGGTTTTGTTGTGGTGCTTTCTGGCGTGTGCTTTTGGCTTCTGACCGACGACGACGGACGCCCGCGATTCAACGGGATGGTTGAAGACCGAGAGATTGAAGGAACCACGCCGCTAAACGATTTGGCGGCATAACCGGCGAAGGGAATCGCCTCTAGGGACGCGGTGTGGAAGCATTGGTCGGTGAGGGATGTGGTGTAGGTCTCGCCTTGTGCGGGTTGCATTCATCGGCCGGGAGTTGGTTCGAGGCCAACCGTCTCTATTTTCACGGCCAAGGCCACTCGTTGTGGCAATCAGTTCCGAATTAAAACGATCTTGGCCGTGAATTTCGAATTCATTTCTGTAACAGGCATGGAGGCCGAAGTGCTGATTTTGTCGCGTTCAAAGTATGAAGAAATCGTCATCGGTAAAGCTGGTGATGTCCTAGACGGCCCGATTGTTGTGTCGGTCGTCGAGTTGCGGCCAACCAGAGCGAGAATAGGAATCGCCGCGCAACGAGGAATCGACGTTCACCGCAAGGAGATTGCGGAACTCATTGAAGAAACCAGGGCCGACAGGAAGCCCGTTGATAGAACGGAGGACGAGGGATGAGCGATACAGCACTAACTACCGATTCGATATCGGAAATTAGCCGTGATCGCTGGTTCCAACTTCTCGGTGCTTTTGACGACTTGGCGTGTGCGGTGATCCGTGAGCTACCACCATCAGAGCAATCCGGTTGGATTCGACACTTAACACGACTTCGACGCGAAGCGCCTTTGACACACGTGATCGACGTTACTAAGGAAACAACTAATGGCATCGCCTGTAAGAGTTGCTGAAGCGCTAACGCCTGAATGGTTCGAGGCTCGAAAGACTTCGATCGGAGCAAGCGAAGTAGCGGCGGCTGCGGGTCTATCGCGGTATCAAACCCCGTTGGAGTTGTACAAGCGAAAACGCGGCGAGATTCCGCCTATCGAAGATAACCGACCGATGCGAATGGGACGACGTCTTGAGCCAATAATTAAGGCCGAATTCGTTCATCTGCAAGAAGAGGAAACCGGCAAGCCGTTCGTGTGGCTTGATGCTAATCCTCCAATGTATCGGCATGGTGTTCTGTCACACATTTCCGCGACGCCAGACGCGATTATCACTGAGGATGTGTTGTTCGAAGCCAAAGCAGCATCGTGGCGAATGAAGGGCGAATGGGGCAACGAAAACACCGATGACGCCCCTACAGAATACGTTTGCCAAACGGCACAGCAGATGGCAGTTATGAATGCTAGTGAGGTCAAGCTTGCGGTTCTATTTGATGGTGCCGAACTGAAGGTGTTCAGCGTTCAACGCAATGAAGATCTGATCAAGCTTCTGCTGGATGCGGCAACCGAGCTATGGGAACGAATTGTCGATGGTCGACCGCCAGAACCAGACTGGCAACATCCTTCGACCCCGAAGCTTATTAAGTCGATGCACGAGTCGATCAACGACGCTCGAATCGAACTTGATGCCAATGAATGTGCATTGTGGGAAGAGTACGAATCCCTCGCGAAGTCCATCAAGGAAGACCAAGAGCGGCAAGCCGTGTGCAAGGCGATGATCCTGCATTCAATCGGCGACAATTACGCGGGGATTCTTGGTGACGGGCGCATGCTTCGCCGCAAGGTGATCGAGAAGAAGCCATACACCGTAACGCCAGAGCCTTACGTCGACTTCAGAGCGGTAAAAGCCGATTCAGGCCGCATTGTAGAACGAAACCAACCTCTAATGGAAAACGTGTGTTATGTCCCTGGCAACAATTGAACTGAACGACGTTGGTCCTGTCGAACATTTATCGATTCCGATTCCAGAGGAAGGCGGCGTCGTTGTTCTTCGCGGGGCTAACGGGACTGGTAAAAGCTCCACGATTCGGGCCGTCGAACGACTCGCCACCGGTCGGGACAAGATCCAAGTGTCGGCGCGTGACGGATGCCAACGCGGCGAATTGTCCGGATGCGGCGTAACACTTCGCGTCGGTCGGTCGGTAACACGTGTCGGCGAGCTGGAGTGCGAATCGCTGGACGGCCGGTTATCGGTGGCTGAGTTAGTGGACCCCGGACTTAAGGGCGCTGACGAGAACGATGCGAGACGTGTTAAAGCGCTCGTTCAACTTGCTGGCGTCAAACCAGACGTTTCGATCTTTCACGATCTTTTCGACGACGGAACGACCTTCGACGAGGTCACAAAAGGCAAAGATCTGAAGACCGACGACGTTCTGATACTTGCCGACAGAATCAAACGAGCGATTGACGAAGCGGCGCGGAACGCTGAAGGGATTGCCAACGTCGAGAAGGCCAAGGCTGCGGCTTGTAAGGAAGCGGCTGCGGGCGTCAATACCAGCGTCGAAACGGACGATGCGAAGCTTCAGGCGTTGCTCGAAGATGCCATTCGTCACGAACAAGACCTGCAATCGAAGTTCGAGGCGTCCGTATCTCGTAATTCAGAGATTGAATCCGCAAAGGCGAAGATCCAGGAAGCGAGCGGCGATAGAACGCCAGTCGCAACGCTGCGACAGTACGAGCTTGATGCCAGAGACGCGGTGGTCGCGGCACAGGCTGCTATCGACAAAAAGAAGATCGAGATTGACGAAGCAGTCAAACGGCTCAATGGAGAACTGAAGGAGCTAGTCGCCGAATCGAAGTTGGCCGACGAGAAATGGTCGAGCGCGACAAAGGAACTCGGGCAAGCGGAACGCTTCGAGGAGACGATTGCCGAACTTAATGAGGTCGTTTCGCTTGGCGAGATCGCAGGACCGACTGAGCAACAATTATCAGACGCTGCTGATTCTGTCGCGAACTGCCGGGCATCAATCGAGGCTGGCGTACTGGCTCGACAGGCGAAAGACAAACTCGAAAAGTCAAAGGCTCATCAGGCCGCAGAAAACGCGGCACTCAAGAAATCTGAGTCCCTTCGAGAAGCGGCGAAACGTGTTGACGAAGTTCTCAGTGAGCAGATTGCGAAGCTGGGCGTTGCCCTCCAGGTTAAGGCGTCCAGGCTGGTCACGACGACTCGACGCGGTGTCACCTTGTATGCGGACCTGTCAGAAGGTGAACGCTGGAAGATCGCTCTTGATATTGCAATCGAAGCGGTCGGACGTGGCGGACTATTGACGATTCCGCAAGACGCCTACGAATCGTTGGACCCACGCAACCGAAAGCTAATTGCCGAGCATGTCGCCGGTAAGGGAGTCGTGATCCTCACGGCTGAAGCGACAGATGGCCCACTACGTTCGGAAATCGAATCACTCGCAGTTTGATCAGAAATACCAATTGAGGGAATTATGACCACAGCAGTAGTAGAAAAGTCGACGAACGGCACTCCAAGCAACAGTAAACCAAAGTCCGAACTGTCGACCGTCAAGGGTTGGCTTCAGTCTGATGCGTTCAAAGACGAGATTGCACGAGCGTTGCCGAAGCATATGACGGCGGACAGGTTTTTGAGGATCGCAATTACCGCGACGCTGAAAACACCGAAGCTGTTGAGGTGCTCGCAAGAAAGCTTATTTGAATGCCTTCTTAATCTGAGCCAGATGGGGTTGGAGCCAGACGGACGCCGCGCATATCTAATCCCATACGAGAACAAGAAAGCCGGAACTGTAGTTTGCACGCTGATCGTTGACTACAAGGGTCTTGCTGAACTCGTCATGAGGTCAGGTCTCGTATCGTCGATTCACGCCGATGTGATCTGTGAAAACGACGAGTTTGAATATGATCGAGGATTCATTACCCGGCACAAGATCGACTTTCGCAAAGACCGTGGAGAAGCATATGCGGCCTATGCTGTGATTCGCTTCAAGGACGGGACCGAGAAAACGGAGGTCATGCCACGCAAAGACATTCTCGCGATTCGCGATCGCGGCCAAGGCTGGCAAGCGTTCGTGAAGAAATACACGAATCAGTCTCCGTGGAATCCACTAGAGCCGGTGATTGAATACGAGATGTGGAAAAAGACCGTATTTCGAAGGGCCAGCAAGTGGGTTCCGCTGTCTCCAGAGATTCGCGATGCAATCGCCGCTGAAGATGACGTCGACGACGAAAAGATCAGGATCATCACGAATGCCGACGAAGTCGTAGACGGTCAATCCAAATCTGACGCATTGGCGGCGATGTTATCCAAGCGGCTTTCTTCACAAGAGGCTGAAGAATCGCATCAGCGTGAAGAAGAGGTTGTCGAGACAAAGAAACCGCAATCGCATTTCGCGGCCTGCGTCGAAACGCTCGCATCATTGCCTGTCAAAGTCCAAGAAGTTCAAACAGACAACGAGTACGGCGAATGGGCACTTCCTGACGGAAGCCTGCTTGTGATTGCGAAAACAGGACAGCTCCCCAAAGTCGCAGACGGTGAACCGACCAGCGTCGTTGACTGCCTGGAACCCGACTGTGTTGAGCAGGTCAAGGCGATTGTTGAGAGGGCCGGCCGGAAGGCGAGGTGATACCGATGCAAGGAGTACGCGGTTGTATGTTTCGCGATCTGACAGGACAGAGATTCACAAGGCTTGTTGTTGTGTCGTTCGCGGGAAGACGGCGTCATGGTGCGTGCGTATATTGCCGGTGGGTAGTTAAGTGTGACTGTGGTACGACGAAGGAGGTAGATGCTGGCAATCTGACCAGTGGAAACACCGTAAGTTGCGGTTGCCTGCGTAAAGAGGCAACGCGGTTACGGTGCGTAAAACACGGAAGAACAGGCACGCCAGAATGGAATGCATGGCAATCTATGATCAAGCGGTGCTACACCGCATCGCATCGGTTTTTCTCGGATTATGGAGGCAGGGGAATAACCGTGTGCGACGCATGGAGAGAGAGCTTTGACAGGTTTCTTGCGGATGTTGGATTCAGGCCAAGCAATGCACACTCTCTCGACAGAATTGATAACAATGGGAACTACCAAGCGTCAAATTGCAGGTGGGCTACCAACACGGAGCAGATGAATAATCGTCGAACGAATGTGGTGATAACAATCGGTGAAATCGCAAAGACAGCGTCGGAATGGAGTCGTGTTAGCGGAGTCAGTGCGATCACGATTCGACATAGAATTAGACGTGGATGGGAACATCAGCGGGCGGTATGGCAACAGCCACTTAATAGAAGAACGAAGTGACCGACACCGAATTGAAGACGCTTCTAATCGCCTACGAAGATCCGCAACACGTGGATCAAGCGACGTTCAACGTCCATAAGGCTCGCAAGTTCTTCCCGGTTCCAGCGGCGATTGCAGACGCGAAGAAACGAGGGTTGCTGATTGAAATGCCGGAATCCAAACCGATTGTGAACAGCGATTCAGTTTACCAGTGCTATGCGGTCCTGACCGATGCTGGACGCATGTTTTGTGGACTTCCGCCAATGGTGTCCAGGCCACAACCCAAGAAGCCAGCGAGGAGTCTTTTCGAATGAAGACCAAGATGAAACCCCGCTACTATTGCGACTTTTGCAAGAAGTCCGGCGGACACGCTGGCTGCATGCGAACGCATGAAGCTAGTTGCACTAAAAATCCTAATCGCCTGTGCAAGATGTGCAAGTTTTCGGAGTTCGAACAGCAACCGATGGCATCACTGATCGCAGCAATTAAACGAGACGAAGAAACGCATGAGGCGTCGACAGACGACATTTTAGAACAGTGCGGTCCATGCAATCCAAAAGAGCTAGAGACGGTTTCCAATGGTTGCCCGGCGTGCATGCTTGCAGCAATACGGCAATCGGGAGTTCTCGCGGAATTCGATTTTGAGAACCGCAAGAAAAACTGGTTTGAGGAATGGCATGAGGCGCACGGCATGAGCGAGGTTTATTAGATGCAAAAAACCATGACTCAAGACGAAGTGCTGGCGATTCTCGGAAAGACTCGGCAACCGGCCACCTCACTGGAACGCCCGAAACGAGGAGACGGTAGCCGGTATGGAAAACGCCACGTGTCAGGAGAAATGAACAAGACCGAATCCGAGTATTCGAGCATCCTGAAGAATCTCGCCCAAGCTTGTGAGATACGCGAGTTTCGATTCGAGGAAGTGACGTTAATTCTTGCAAAGGCGTTGAGATATACGCCGGACTTTATGGTCGTCCACCACGATCTGAGCATCACGTTTATCGACACAAAGGGCGCTGGGCCAATCAGCGACACGAGCCTTGCGAAGATCAAAATGGCCGCGAAGTTGCATCCGTGGTTCGCGTTCGAGATTCAGCAAAAACAAAAAAAGTCGGACGGCGGCGGGTGGGCTCGAAGGGAATTCTAAGGAATAATCATGGCACGGACGCTGAAAAAGAAACCGACCAATGAAGTATCTAACGCATGCGAAGCGTACCAGCTTGCGTGCGGCGGTGTGTGCGAGGTCAGCCAGTTTCTACGCCAGCATCCACCAGCGGCGGAATGGATGACAAAGCGTGTTGCGGCGAGTCCGTGGCAAGCTCACCAGGTGCAAACGCACCATATTTTCGGAAGATCGTCGCGGCCTGAATCAAACTGGTTTTGCTCGCTCGCGTCGGTCTACGAAGTGTGCCATTTCTACGGGCACTTGGTCGCGCCTCATCACCTGGAAATCTGCTCAATCATGGCGAAGCGGGGAAGGCAACTAACAATCGATGCACTGGCTGAAGTCTACGGTCCGAAAGCCGACAGCGAGGACCGCTTGCCGTGGCATCCGCTCGCGATGGCGAGTGCGGCTTGCAACGACTCATTGGCCGGTCGAATCGAGGGAATCCTACTGCCGAAACTTGTCGGGACCGTGTTTGAAAAGATGGCTTTGGAACTGCTGGAGGTGCTGGCGTGAACGATGATCGGCAACGATTGATCGAAGCGAGGGAATACCATCAGAAAAGGCTTGGAATCAATCCTACGGCTGGGCCGCAACCTCTGTTTCGTCCGGTGTCGACGGTGACTGCCGGGGCGATGGATGCGAGACCAACCGAGTTCGACGGGATCGTTTTCAGATCGAAATCGGAGGCGATGACGGCAGCGCTGCTGTCCGAGGTGACTCCGAATTGGCTTTATGAACCGGAATCGATGCGTGTCGACGACTGGCTCCCCGATTTCGTGATTCCGGTATCGATCGGACATAAGGACATCGCGTTGACTGTTATCGAATACAAGCCTGCTGACATGACGCAAACCTATTTGAGTGAGTATCGAAAAAGAATCGAGGCACTCGCAGCGGCGATGCGGTGCAACGTCAATGCGTTCGCTTGGTGGATGAGTTGGTACAAAAACGAGTTGGGCGGAGGCTACGAACTTATCGACGGTCGATGGGAGTTGTTCTGCCCATTTAAGGACATTCCTTTATTCGGAAAGGGGAAATATCTGTTCGACAACAAGATCGAGAAAGTCAAAAAAATCCGTTTCGATTTAGTGTGATGTTAGAGGCAAGGAGGCTGATTCAGGTGGCAAAGCTCCCGTCATTTCAATTCTATCCAGGTGATTGGTTGAAAGACCCGGCACTCAGAAGGTGCTCGAAGTCAGCGCGGGGCGTATGGATCGACATGATTTGTTTTTCATTCGAGTGCGAAGAACGAGGAGTGTTTGCCACTTCCGGGGTGCCGTGGCCAGATAGTGATATCGCCGCCGCCATCGGGGGTGACACCACGGAGGTTCTTAACGGTCTCGTGGAACTGCTGTCGAAGGGGGTATGTAGCCGGAATCAAGCTGGCGCTATCTTCTGTCGTCGTGTGGTTCGCGATGAAATGAAACGGCGAATCAATTCGGAGAACGGAAAGAAGGGAGGAAATCCCAAACTTGGGAAATCGGTTAAGCCATTGTCCAACCCCCAGGTTAACCCCATGTCCAACCGAAATTCAACCTCTTCTTCTTCTTCTTCGGAATCTTTGTGTGTTAGGGAAACTTTTTCCGAAACGCCTGAAGTTGATCTATCTGGAATCGAATATCGGCCAGGAGCCTATCAGACATTTCCGACAGGTCGCGACGAATGGTTTAACCAATGGTGGGCGATGCTGCCACCAAAAATGGCCGTTGGAATTGATGCCTGCTGGCTTGTGTGGCAGGAAGTGGTATTCGCGTTTTGCATAGAAAAGTCCGTCACTCAACGAGATGCGATCGATTTCATAATGAATCGAACGCGAATGTTTCTCCAATCCCCGAAAGGCAAGAGAGAATTCAAGCGAGTTGAGGCTAAGGCATTTCTTCAAAACGGTGTGTTCAAGGACGATCCTGAATCGTGGGAATTAGCTAAGTCGGAGGCGTCGGAGGCTCGCAATGAGACTCGCAGGCCGAAGATAAAAGCCGTTAGCGAGATGCGTGTAAATTCTGTGGGGCAAATCATAAATGACTGAAACACAGAACAGGAGGGGGCATCCAAAATGGAAGATCGAGCAAGACACAAACGGAGAGATGAAGCTCGAATGGGCCGAGAAGTTTTTGATCGGAACGCTCCTGGTCAATTTCGGGAAGCACTTTCCGGAGATAGGCGATTTTGACGCGAGCAAGATTCACAGCGAATTTCATCGCGCAGTGTTCGCAACGATGATTGAATTGCATTCCGAATCCAGGCCGGTGGACGTTGTGGCTGTGGCGGACCGACTGCAATTCAGCGGCGACATGGAAGGGTTTGATAGCCCAATCCTTCGCATGTTGGAAATGATGGACAATTCCGAGGGTTGGGCCGAAGGGCAGGTTTCGGAATGGTGCCGAATCGTCTGGTCTCACGCGGCTAGGCGTGACCTGAAACGAGAATTGAAAGAACTGGAACGACTGGCCGACATTGAGCCTGAAATCGATGCTCTGCGAAGCCGAATCAGCAAAATCTCTGATAGGTTCCCAAAAGAGCGTCGAAGGGCCGAAACGACGCTACAGGAGGCCGTAGAAGAGTATGCCAGTGGTTTGGAGCGAGGAGAAACCGAGACGGTCAGGTGGGGCATTCCAGGCATCGACGCTGCGTGTGGGGGTTTCGCGGCTGGTGAAATGGTGATTATCGGCGCTAGGCCGTCCCACGGGAAATCGCTGATTGCCATGCAATGGCTCGATACTGCGGCTGCGGCTGGTATTGCTGGTCTGATGATTTCTGAAGAGATGTCAGCGTTAAGTCTGTCGAAGCGGGCATTGCAATCTATCGTGCCTTACGAATCAAAAGATTGGGGAATCGATATCAACCGACTGCGGTTCGAAATTCGGACTCATTATGAAGGTCACGCGCCGATAGTGATTGCTGAGAACTGCGGAAAAATCGACGCAGTCGAGCGGGCAGTTGACAACGCTGTCAGGAAATATGGAATCAAGCTCGCTGTGCTGGATTATGCACAATTGGTCAAGGGAGACGGAGGAAGCCGGTACGAACAAGTTTCTGACGTATCGACGAGAGTTAAAAGACTTGCCACGAAACACGGATTGATTTTCTTACTGCTGGCACAGTTGAGTCGCAGGATTGAATCACGAGAAGACTCAGTCCCTCAACTGTCGGACCTGAAGGATTCTGGACAGCTTGAGCAAGACGCGGACGTGATCCTGTTCCCTCAGTGGCCAATTAAGTCGGACCCGAAACATAAAGACCCGTATGAATATCGAATCTTCCAGGCCAAGAACCGTAATCGAGGGATTGGAAATCCGATCATCCAGTTGTCGATAAATCCGGTCCGTCAGCGTTTGGAAGCCTACCAAGGATTCGGCGACGAATGCGATGACAGACCGTTTAACAACTAAGGCTCTTGCGAAAAAGGAGGCACGGATGCAACCAAGACATATGACACCAACCTACGAGCCAACTCCAAAAGAAATCGCCGAAGAGACGGCAAAGATAAGAGCGACCTGGACGCGGTATGAAGAGTCACGCCGGTTGGTCGTTCGTCCGTCAGACTGCGAAGTGCGAGTTGTGAAAGTTAGTCGTTAGAAACTTCCCTATTACATGAGAGATTGAATAGTGAACTGGCAAATTCATTACGGCGATTGCATTCCGCACATGGCGGAAGCGATGCAACCACAATCGATAGACATGGTTGTGTGCTCCCCGCCGTTTCCGTCGTTGTATGCGTACACGTCGTCGCCAGCGGACATCGGCAACACGGATACGATGGGAGCGGAAGCGAAAGTACATCTGTCATTCTTCTATCGTGGGTTGGCTCGTGTGCTGAAACCGGGCCGTGTGGCGTGCATCCACGTCTGCCAGATTCCGCGAATGAAACGAACTGGCGAGGTCGGTTTGTGCGATTTTCGCGGGATCAATATCAAGATCGGTGAACGGGCTGGACTGATCTACGAATACGATTGGTGCATCACGAAAAACCCGCAGGCCCAAGCGATTCGGACTCGGTCGAGAGAACTGCAATTCGCAGGGCTTGAATCTGACCGAGCGAAGCAACGCGGGTCAATTGCCGATTACATCATCAAGTTTCGAGCACCAGGTGAAAACGCGGTTCCAATCGTTGGCCAGAATCAGGTCAGCCGAAATCAGTGGATAGATTGGGCCGAATCCGCTTGGACGGACATCCGCGAAACAAACACACTTAATGTCAAAGCTGGAAAAGGCGAGGACGATACGAAGCACATTTGCCCGCTTCAACTCGACGTGATCGAGCGATGCGTTCGGTTGTATTCAAATCCGGGCGAAACGGTGTTTTCTCCGTTCACAGGGATCGGTTCCGAAGGGTATATGGCCGTGAAGCTTGGCCGCAAGTTTTATGGGTGCGAACTCAAGGACGAATACATCGCGGCGGCTCGAAACAACATCACGTCCATTGAGCGACAACTTGCGGCAGACAAGCAAAATTCTCTGTTCAGCGATGACGTCGAAGAAACGGTAGACACGGAGGCCGTCGATGAAGCTTTTGTTTGATCCGTCATCGATGGACTCGTATCGCCAGTTCATTCGGTTGAAGTCCATTCCAAAATACGAGTGGACAGGCCGAATGGCTGACGTGCCAGATGAATATGCGGACTTGTTTGACGGTGATCGAGGCGAGGCGAGAACGGACGAATACAAGCCGTCGAAGTTCCTTTTCGATTACCAACGCGACATCGCGAAGATGGCCATCAAAAAACGGAAATTCTCAGTGTTTGCGGAATGCGGACTCGGCAAGACGTTAATCCTTCTGGAATTTGCGAGACATGCGGCGAAACAAGTGGACCGGGTGTTAATCGTCTCTCCGTTGATGGTTGTTGAACAAACGCTGTCCGAAGCGAGTCGTTTCTATCCAAAAATGAAGATCGAGCAGATTCGGGCCGCTGGGCTTCAAGAATGGTTGAGCGCGTCGGGGAAATCGATCGGAATCACGAACTACGAAGCGATCCGCGAAGACCTGCAATCCGGAAATCTCGGGGCGTTGGTTCTCGACGAATCATCGATGCTCAAGAGCCACTACGGGGCGTGGGGAACGCGGCTGATTGAACTCGGTAGAGGTTTACAGTGGAAGGCGTGTTTTACAGGAACGCCAGCCCCAAACGATCAGATTGAATATGCGAATCACGCGGTGTTCATGGATCATAAAAAGACCGTCAACGAATTTCTCGCACGGTACTTTATCAACAGAGGTCAGACGGAAAATCGGTGGGAACTGAAGAAACACGCACTTGAACACTTCTATCGGGACTTGTCGCACTGGTGCATCTTTCTGAGTAATCCGGCCATCTACGGTTGGAAAGACAACTGCGAAAACATTCCGCCGATTAACGTTCACATTGATCGGATTGAATTGACCAGCGAACAACGAAAGCTTGCCCAAGACGCTACCGGCGACTTATTCGCGAACAATATCGGGGGCATCGGGATGCGTGGCAAGCTGTCTCAAATCGCCAAGGGTAAAGGCGGCATCGCGACCAATAAGCCAGAATTCATCCGCAACCTAGTCGAGTCGTGGCCCACGGAATCAACGATCATTTGGTGCCACTACAACGATGAACAATCGTCGATGGAACGAGTGTTTACAAACGCGGTTTCAATCTCGGGCGATACGCCGATTGAAAAGCGAATGGCAATGATCGAAGACTTCAAGGCGGGTCGAGTTAAACAACTGATTTCGAAGCCGAAGATTCTCGGAATGGGCCTGAATCTACAAATCTGCACTCGACAAGTGTTCTCGGGGCTCCATGACTCATACGAAGAATACTGGCAGGCCGTGAAAAGGTCGAACCGGATCGGTTCGAAGGTTCCTCTCAATGTTCACATTCCAGTGACCGAACTGGAGGAACCAATGATTCAGAACGTCTTACGAAAGGCCAAGAGGGTCCAAGAAGACACGAATGAACAGGAGCGGATTTTCCGCGCGTCGATGAATCAGTTGAAACGGTGAAAAGTACGTGGACTGTATCCAAGAAAGGGCTGAAATGTCTCTGAAAGAAGATACCGATACCCTCGAATTTTGGTTCGACATGGAGGCTGACAGGGTGTCGGACGAGTCGGACTTCGAGGAAGACGACGATGACAACCAAGAATACAAGGACGTGATTGCCGCCGGGAATCGACTCTTATCCCATCTGGCGAAGCTAGAACACGTCGCATGGTGCCGTTGGAATGGAACGACTTTTGTCACGTGCGATCAGGACGCGGAAGGTGCCTTCAAGGTCTTCCGCCATCCGATCGAATCATAAACATGTTGGGTACTCGGGAGGAAACGAAAGTGAAAAAGAAATCGGCGACGATGGCGGTTGAGCCTCTTGAGAGCCCAGCCATGCAACCTTTCGAGAAACTCGGGAAAGGGTTTGTCGCTCTTGGAAATGCCTTACAGGACGAGAAGTCAAATGTTAGTAAGTTGTCCGATTTAGCGTTTGAGGTTGGCCTCAAATTGGAGTTTAGGCTTGATGAACGAGAGGCAAAGGCCACGTCGTGGGCGGAAATCGCCTCCAATCTTACAAATGAGATCGACACGCTCAAAGAAAAACTCGCATCACAGATGAACGAACTGGCGTTGATTAAAGCATTGACAGGGGTGCATCGCGCAGAATGGACCGGCTTGACTCTGGAGATTGATCACGTGTGTGGTGCTCCATATGGAACTCCCTTCCCGCTTCAACAGGTAAAGGAATAGTAACCAATGGAGTTGTGTGTCGGATTTTTGATTGCGGGAATCGTCGCTGCGCCAGGGTTCATTTTCCTGATGCTTCTTGACGCGAATGAATAGTAATCGAGATCGTCCCCTAAAAAGGACTTCCGTGAAAAATCGGTTGGCGACTGCTTGAGATCAAACGCCGTAAAAACAGCATGCTCGCAGGTTGATACCCGTAGCAAACGATCCGGAGACGCAATCCGCAAACTGCGTTGACGCTTGGGAAAATTAGAAAGAGTCGACCAAGGACACCGGTATCGTGAGACCCGGTCAACGCGGACAGGTGGGCGCGCCACAGTGACCAGGCCGGGAGAGTAGCGGCCAACATTCCGGAAATTCCGGATAGTTCGAACGGTAAGAAATAGGTAGCTGAGAGGAAATCATGGCTTCAGAGGACAACGAAAACGCATGGGTCGGGTGCCTTCCGGTGATGTGGTCGCTTTGCGTAAAAGAACGCAATGGAAAAGACTATAGCGGGGGTCCGGACGGTCGGCAGTGGGTCGACTGCCCTAAGTGCTCGAAAGAAATCGTTGTGAAATCGTGGTAACGATAGGGTAGATGAGGCATGGGCAAAACACCTGACTATGGACGATTCACGCCGTCCCAGTACTCGCAACGGTATTTGAATTGGTTCAAAGAAAACCGCGAAACGATTAAGGCACACGCCGAAGGGCGTGAAATTGAATACCAGAGTCCGTTCGGTGAATGGTGCGACGCCGGTCAATTCCCTGGGTGGTACGTCTGGATGAAGTATCGTGTCAAACAAGGGTAACGATAGGCTTCTGGAGTCGTGGCGAAAATGGTAGGGCAACTCGTGAGCGTAACCCGCGAATACGCTGCTGTTCAATCGCGGTTAGAAGCTTGGTTCCGAACGTCCGAGCAGTAGGGCAAGTAGGTGCGGGTTCGAATCCCGCCGACTCCAATAGAAACGACAGGTGGCTAAGTGAATTGTTTCAGAAAAGGATGCGATAAAATCGCGACCGATTTACACGGAATCGGGACAGTCACGCACGGATATTGCGAGGAACACCGCACTTGCCGTGGGTGTGGTCTCTGCATTGATCGGTGTGACTGCCACGTTGCGAAAATGTATCCAATCTGCAAAAGACCGTTTGCGTGGATTTGGGTATGGAGAGGGGGAGCGACTGTCGTATTGGCTAGAAAGTTGTTCCAGGTCATTCGAATCAGGGACGAATTGTACAGCCAGCGGAATGATCCGCATCGAGTCCGGTTGTTTGGATTGTCGATCAAGTTGTTTGGGTAACGAGAAAGGATGTGGAAATGCCGAATCCAAAACGTCTGCGGGTTGGCGATGTGGTTTCCGTCAAGAATCCGATGTGGTCGGAAAATCCAAAAGAGGACGGGTGGAAAACCATTCCTGTCGGGACAGTTGGAACGGTCGTCGAGTCCATCAAAAGGCGTCGCGGCGATTCCTAC